GTTTATGGTACTTTAGAAAAAGAATTTAGAGCGACAAGACAAATTAATTTTGACCTTCAGCATATAAATTTAGAGTTGAAACAAGACGTAAAAGACTTAAAAAAAATAATAGAATTTAACAACGCAGAACTTTGAAAACACGAACTAAAAAATGTTTTAACTGCAAAGAAGAATTTACACCGTTCAACACACTACAAAAGTTTTGTTTAAAAAACGAATGTATAAAAGCAATGGTTGAAATACAAAAGTTAAAGGAATGGAACAAGAAAAAAAAGAAGTTAGTTGAAGACTTAAAAACCGCAAACGACTATTTAAAAATTGCTCAACAGGTGTTCAATAAATTTATTCGTTTTCGTGATGCTGGACTAAATTGTATTTCTTGCAACAAGCCTTGTAAAAAAGAAAACGCTGGACATTATTATTCTCAAGGCGGACACTCAAATATTAGGTTTGATGAAGACAACGTACACTTGCAATGTGAAGCTTGTAACACTTATTTAAGCGGTAACCTGTTGAACTATCAAATAGGTATTGAAAAACGAATAGGAGCGCAAAGATTAATGGAGCTTCAGGGCAAAGCACACGAAGTTAAAAAATGGACAAAAGACGAACTAAAAGAATTAATAGAAACATATAAACAAAAACTAAAATGAAATACAACAACGACTTTAAACACGATTTAGAAGTAGGGCAAACATTTGAAAACCAACTTGGAGAATTATTGAATAAAAAAATAGAAGTTAAACGAGACTTCCGATGTTTAGAAACTAAAAACGTTTTTGTTGAATATGAAAGCAGGGGCAAAAGTTCTGGAATAGCAACAAGCGAAGCAGACTATTATTGTTTTTGGTTTAGCGATGTTCACTGCGTAATTATAAAAACGGACAAATTAAAAGAACACTGCCGTAAATGGATAGGCACAAACAGGGACGTTGTAGGTGGGGACAACGACACGAGCAAAGGTATTTTACTACCGATTACAATTTTTTTTGAAAATATTTATTAAAAATAGTTGTTTATTAAATAAGTATATGTATATTTGTATATATTATTAACTTAAACTAATTAACTATGAAACATTTATTTAAAGCACTCGCAGACTTCCAACAAGAAGTTCCTGTTATTCACAAAGCAACGCAAGGTTACGGCTACACGTATGCAGACTTACCAAAGATTTTAGAAGTAATTAACCCGCTACTAAAAAAACACGGTTTAGGGTTTACACAATTAATTAACGGCACACAAATAGCAACCTGTTTATTTCATATTGAAAGCGCAGAAACTATTGAAAGCAAAATAGATATTCCACAGGGAGTAATTTTAAAAGGTATGAACGAGTTCCAAGTTTTAGGAAGCGCAATTACTTATTTAAGACGTTACGCATTAAGTTCGATGCTTGGTTTAGTTACCGACAAAGACACGGACGCTTCTGGAGAACAAGTAAAACACGAACCTAAAAAAGCTACAATAGACAACGCACGTTTTCAAAAAGCTATTGATGCAATAAGCAAAGGCGAATATACAGTTGAAGAACTAACAACAAAGTTTAGTTTAACGGAAGCACAACTAAAAATAATAACGGTATGAAAATACGTTGTTCTGCATTGGGGCGGTTGATGACCGCTCCACGCAACAAGACCGAATTGTTAAGCCAAACGGCAAAGAGTTACATCCAAGAACTTGTTTTAGAGCATAAATTTGGCATTAAAAAAGAGTTCAGTTCACGTTATACCGACAAGGGTTTACAATGCGAAGATGAAGCAATTAGTTTAGTGAACGATGTTTTAGGTTTAGGGTTTATTTTTAAGAACGAAGAACACTTTAACAACGAATTTATAACAGGAACACCAGACGTAAACACGAATGAAATTTTACTTGATATTAAATGCAGTTACGAAGCGCATACTTTTCCGTTTTTTGAAACTGAAATACCTACAAAAGATTATTTTTTTCAATTGCAGGGTTATATGTGGTTAACAGGAAAAACCGAAGCTTTATTGTGTTATTGTTTAGTAAACACACCGTTAGAAATAGTTGAAGACGAAATACGCAGGGAACATTGGAAACATTTTAAAATTGATGAAGATGCAGAACTTCGGGAGTACGTAGAAAAGAAACATAACTTCGACCATTTACCCAAAAACACGAAAGTAAAAGTTTTTAAAGTTGAACGTGATGAAACTGTTATTTGGGAAATACAAAACAAAGTAGAACAAGCAAATATTTATTTTAACAATTTAATAGAAACAATATGAAAGAAAAAACAATAGCAATTATTATTTGGATAGCAATTTATGGTTTTGCTGCCGTTGGTATTTACAATTTATTTAATTGGTTGATATGACAGCAAAAGAAAAAGCCGAAGACATTTTAGATAAGTGTTACGGAGTAGAAGTAGAATCTGTTTACTTTGGAGTTAACCATTATTTAGCGAAAAAATTTGCATTAATAGTAGTTGATGAAATTATTAAATCTAAAGAGTTGAATTATTTATTTACGCAAAATCAAATATATTCAATGGAAGTAACTTCAGATGATAGATGGATATATGAAGAATTTATGAAGTATTGGCAAGAAGTCAAACAAGAAATAGAAAAATAATGAACATACAAATACAAGACAAAAACGTTTTAAACGTTATGGCACGTTTTAAAGAACGTTCTGAAGTAGGAATGAAGAAATACAAGACAACGTTAGAACGAACGGATTTAACAACGTTAGAATGGCTACAACACGCACAAGAAGAAGCAATGGACTTTGTTCTTTACTTGGAGCGACTAAAACACGAATATAAACAATCTAAATAAATAAAAATGGAAACAAGAAACAACACAGGTGCAATTTTTAAGAACGACAACAAAAAAGCGGACAACCACCCAGACTACAAAGGCAAGGTAAACGTAAACGGCAAAGAAATGGAAATAGCGTTATGGCTAAAAACTTCAGCAAAAGGAGTTAAATTCTTTTCAGTAAGTTTTAGTGAGCCGTATATTAAAACAGATGAGCCACAAACAAAACAATACGGAGACGCTAACGATGACTTACCGTTTTAATTATGTACATACAAGACGAAAAGTTACGAACTGAAGTAAAAAAGATTTTAGCGTATAAAAAACGAAACCAAATTGCAAAAGAAATACAGGGCAAAGGAAACAAATTTCACTTTTTCCAGCTTACAAACTTTTTAGAAGGCAAAGACGTTTCACTATCAACGCTTAAAAAAATAGATTACTTCGTAAATAAATAAAATTTTCAAGTTAAAAAGGTAGGCGCAGACTTAATTGTTTGCGCTTTTTTCGTTACAAACAAATTAATGTTAATAAATATATTTGGTTATTGTTGAAAAATTAATCATACATTTGCTTAATATCTAAACAATGAAAAATTGGAATGGTTAAACAAGGTTGCAAAACACCATAACGAATGGGTTAAAATGGTTAACCAATTTGGCGAATACTTCTTTGCTGAAGACATCGTGCAAGAAACATATATAATGTTAATGAAATGGAGTAGCGAAGAAAAACTATTCAAAGACGGACAAATCAGTAAAGGTTATATGTGGTTGGCTCTCAAGAATACTTTCCTTCAGCACGTGAACAAAAACAACAAAATCAAATTTATACCTTTAGACGATGTTTACAATTTAGCAGAAGAAAACAACACAGAAGAAAACGAAGCTTACAACGACTTGCTGAATAATGTAGATTTAGAATGCGAAAGTTGGCACTGGTACGACAAACAATTATTTGAACTTTACAAAAACACGAATAAAAGTTTACGACAAATAAGTGCAGAAACTAACATAAGCGTAACAAGTATATTTAACACGGTTAAAACTTGTAAAAAACGAATTAAAAATAACGTAGGAGAAGACTATGAAGATTTTATAAACAATGATTACGAACTAATAAAAAAGAAAAAATGAAAACTGAAAGTAAAGGATTAGGCGACACAGTAGCGAAAATTACAAAAGCAACAGGAATTGATAAACTTGTTAAATTTGTTGCAGGTGAAGACTGCGGATGCGAAGAACGAAAAGAAAAGTTAAACAAACTATTTCCGTATGCAAAACCGAAGTGTTTAACAGAAGACGAGTTTAACACGTTAGACGCTTATTTTAAGCAAAACACGAACACACTAACAAGCGACGAACAAAACAGCTTAATAGCAATTAACAACAGAGTATTAAACCAAAATTTAACTTTTTCCACTTGTTCAAGTTGTTTGCGTGATTTAGTAAGTAAGTTAAGAATTATTCACGCTGAATACACACCAGAACAAACAGAAGAAACAACGACTGAAGAAAATGCGGTTGACTGAATCAATAGCTTACTTAAATAAAAAGGGAGCAAATAAAGAATGGATAGTAACCAATATTAAACATTTAGAAATCACACAACCTTTAAGAAATTTAAGAAAAAAAACACAGAACGAAATCAACAAAGTATTAAGAGAAAAATAAGAGAATATGGCTAACGATGAAAATTTAAAACCTGCAACAAAAGGAGAAATAAGAAACCCAAACGGTAGACCAAAAGGAAGTAAAAACCGAGCTACAGTTGCAAGGAAATATCTTGATTTAATATCCAAGCAAAAAAACGGACTTACAGGAGAAATTGAAGAATTAAGCCAAGAAGAAGTAATTACTTTAGCAATGTTAACCAAAGCAAGTAAAGGCGATGTGAACGCATATAAAGCGGTTATGGATAGCGCATTCGGACAACCTAAACAAACAACCGATACTAACTTGAACGTTTCCGACTTTGATGTAAAAGACTTATTCAAAATTGATAGTCTTAAATAAGAAGTTTAATTATTTAGGAAGTCCTTCACGTTACTTTATTGTAACAGGTGGTCGTGGTTCGTCCAAGTCTTACAGCGTTACAACGTTCTTACTTCTTTTAACAAAG